GCTTACTTCACCCAGATTATACACTACGCATTTCTTCGGAGGATCCAGAAAGAGAAGAAACAAATGGAGATCCGTGAGAAAATCATTGAGAAGTCGGGGTATGATGAGGTCATGCATGTGGATAACGATTATGGCGATTCTAGTGATTACAATTCAATAAAGGAAGCAGTTCAAACGAAGATGAATCAATGAAGATTACTCAAAAGATTATTGATGATCTCACTGAGGCCCTTGCCCATACCAAGAAGGATGGTACTGAGAACTGGAAAGATGGTGATGAAATAGATGTGTGTCTTGGTGGTACATTCGCAGCAGATAAGTTTATCAGTTTAATAAACAGATCAAAAGATAAGAAATGAAGATTGCAATTATAACTGACACCCACTTCGGAGGACGGAGAGGTAGTAAAGTCTTTCATAATTTCTTTCAGAAATTTTATGATGATATCTTTTTTCCTGAGTTGGAGAAGAGGGATATAAAGTATTGCATACATATGGGAGATGCATTTGATAATAGAAAGAATATAGATTTCTGGTCACTTGACTGGGCAAAGGAACATGTATATGATAAGTTTAAAAATTTGGGTGTAAAAGTCTGGCAACTTGTAGGTAACCATGATGTTTATTATAAGAATACCAATCAGATTAATTCTATTGAGTCTCTTTTATCTAACTACGATAATCTTATCCCTATATCTAAGCCTGGAGAATATGATATTAACGGGTTCAAAGCCTTCATGCTCCCTTGGATCTGCGATGACAATTATCAAGAAACTCAATCTGCTATTGCTGCCACGAACTCTAAGATTGCTTTTGGTCACCTAGAGTTACAAGGGTTCCAACTATATCCTGGCTGTATTCAAGAGAGAGGTATTGATAAAGGTATTATAGAAAAGTTTGAGACGGTATTCTCAGGACATTATCACACTAGAAGTAATGATGGTCAGACATTTTACCTAGGCAATCCATACCAGATGTATTGGAATGACTGTGGTGATAAGAGAGGATTTAATATTCTTGATACAGATACAGGAGAGATTGAGTTTGTAGAGAATCCTTATACTATGTTTGAGAAGGTGTATTATAATGATACTCCTGCTGCTACATTTAAGGCACATCTATACAAGGATAAGATAGTAAAATTATATGTGAAGAAAAGAACAAGTCAGTTAGAGTATGATAAGTTCCTAGACAAACTTGTAAAGGCTGGTATAATAGATTTGAAGGTTGTTGAGAATACTGAGATCAATGATCTGGAGGTGGATCTTGATGGAGAGAGTGTAGAAGATACCTTGACTCTTCTGAATAAATACATAGAAGAATCTGATTTTGAATTAAAGAAAGATCGAGTCAAAAAACTTCTTAGGGAGGTCTACTTGGAAGCGTGCGAGGTTGATTAATGTACATATTGTCACTTGCTGGAAAGGAGGGTGAAGGGGCATATGCTGTCACGAATGATGATGGCCAGAAGGCTCTGTATCTTTTTCAACAGGAAGATGATGCAACAAGATACGCAGGCCTTTTAGAGGCTAATGAAGAGACTACCTTGACAGTCGTAGAGATTGATGATACACTGGCGGTAGAGACCTGTCAACGACACAAATACAAATATGTTATCATCACACCAGATGATATTATAATCCCGCCAAAAGATTATGATAACATTCAAGACGATTAGATGGCGTAACTTTCTTTCAACTGGTAATCAATTTATCATTGTTAGTTTCCAAAAGTCTCCTACAAATTTAATAGTTGGTTCTAACGGTGCTGGTAAATCTACTATTCTTGACGCTCTTACTTTTGTTTTATACAACAAGCCTTTTCGTAAGATCAAGAAGACGCAATTAGTTAATACAGTTAACGATAAAGAGTGTGAAGTACAGATAGAATTTGAAGCAAACGGTAAGATTTATACTATTGTTCGAGGTATGAAACCTACCTTGTTCCAGATCTATATTGATGGTAAGAAACAAGATCAGTTTGCGAACGCCAATGATCAACAGGCGCACCTAGAAGACACTATATTAAGGTTAAACTATAAATCCTTCACACAGACGACTATCTTGGGTTCGGCAACGTTTGTTCCCTTTATGCAGTTGAACAATACTCATCGTAGAGAGATTGTAGAGGATGTATTAGACATTAAAATCTTCTCAGGTATGGCAAAGATACTTAGAGAAAAGATTAATAGATCAAATACAGAGGTGAAAGAACTTACTATCAAGAAACAATTGATAGAAGAGAAGATATTGATGCAGAAAAACTTTATTGCTGATCTGGATAAGAGTGGCAAGAAGAGAATCAAGGATATGAAGGATAAGATATCAGTTCTATTAGATGATTCATCATCTTTAATGGGTGATAATACTAAGTTTGATAATCTTATTAAGACTAAACATCAACCTGAACTGGAAACTATCTCTAATGCAACATCTTCATTACGGAAGATGAACACAATTAGGGGTAAATTAGAACAGAAGATTAAGATTATTACCGATGAACATAGGTTCTTCAAGGATAATGTATCATGCCCTACTTGTGAACAGGATATTGAAGAAGACTTTAGGCTAAATAAAATCGGTGATATCGAAGGGAAGGTAAAGGAGATTAACTCCGCTTACAAAGATCTTCAAAAGTCTATAAGCAAAGAACAAAAAAAAGAGGCCAGGTTTATAGATGTCTCCAAGCAGATCACTAAATTAACGAATGACATTTCAACAAACAATTTTAAAATTTCTGAGTACCAACGTCAAGTCCACGATCATGAACAGGAAGTTCAAGACATTACCGAACAAATTGCAAATAGAAATACTGAAAGAGCTGCCCTCAAGAGTTTAAAAAATGATTTAGTATCTGTAGAAAAGACTAAGGCCGATCACACTGAAGACATTGACTATCTGGAGTTTGCAAACTCTATGATGAAGGATAGTGGTGTCAAGGCAAAGATTATAAAAAGGTATCTGCCTATAATGAATCAGAAGATAAACCATTATCTTCAGATGATGGATTTTTATATCAATTTTACCTTTGATGAACAGTTCAACGAGAAGATCAAGTCTCCTATCCATGAGAAGTTCAGCTACGAGTCCTTCTCTGAAGGTGAAAAAATGCGAATTGATCTTGCTATTCTGTTTACTTGGAGAGATATTGCTAAACTAAAGAACTCGTCTAGTACAAATATATTGATTCTTGATGAGATCTTTGACAGTTCTTTGGATAGTAATGGTACGGAGGAGTTTACTAAGATTATTAAATATGTTATAAAGGACGCTTATGTCTTTATGATATCCCACAAGGTTGATGAATTGACGGACAGATTGGATAATTTGATTACATTTGAGAAGATGAATGGATTCTCTAAGGTGAAATATTCACAGTAGACAGTTGAACTACTGGCACATCATCCATTGAAAGTGTCCCAATGTGTACTATTATATGTACATACACGAGGAACTAGATGCTTACACAGGTCAACTACGAAGTCAAAGGTCAACTTGCTAAACTGCTTGCGACTGAAGACCTTATCATAGAGAACCGTAGAGTACCTACAGCATCGTTTGATGTGGAGAAGAGGGTATTGACACTTCCAATGTGGGAGAAGTCTTCAGGAACCGTATACGACCTTCTGGTGGGTCATGAGGTTGGTCATGCATTATATACTCCAGCAGATAATTGGCAGTTAGATCATCCAGAAATTCCAATGTCCTTTGTTAATGTTTTTGAGGATGTTAGAATTGAAAAGTTGATGAAACAGAAATATCCAGGCTTGAGTAAGACTTTTTATACTGGATACTCTCAACTTGCTGAACAAGATTTCTTTGAGATACAAGATAAAGATATAGAAGAATTAAATCTTGCTGATAGAATCAACCTTCACTATAAGATTGGTAGTTTTGATGAGATTACTTTTGAAGAAGATGAGAAACAATTTGTAGATAGGGCTTTAAAGACTAAGACTTTTGAAGAGGTTCTTCAATTGGCTAAGGATCTGACTCAGTTTCTACAGGACAAGATGGACGATCTTCAGAAGACTCAGGTTCCTATTGGTGGTGGTGATAAGGGTGGAGATCTTGATGTACCATTTGATTCTACTGATGAGACTCCTGATCAGGAAATGGATGGTGATATTGACCAAGGTTTTCCCACGGATGATTATGAGAATGAGGGATTAGATTATGATACACAGAAGAGAGGTGGTGGTGTACATAATGATTTGGAGGCTGAGACTGATAAAGCACTTCAAGATAATCTAGAGAACCTTAATGAGAATAACAATAAGGATAGGGGTTCTTACTATGATCCTGAGTATGTTTCAATACCCGATTTAAATATGGATACACTAGTTGTTCAGAACGTAAAGGTTCATGAGTATCTTAATGATTGGTGGAAAGAGTGTCAGGATAATTTTGATAAACACTCTCCAACAAAGAGGGATGTATTTGAACCTGTAGATAATGACTACAGACTATTCAGAAGAACTGCACAGAAAGAAGTTAACTATCTTGTAAAAGAGTTTGAGTGTCGTAAGTCAGCAGATGCTTATGCTCGTGCTACTGTTGCCAAGACTGGTGTTATAGATTGTAATAAACTTCATACCTATAAGTATAACGAAGATCTATTCAGAAAGATTACTACTATACCTGATGGTAAGAATCATGGATTGATATTTGTTCTTGACTGGTCTGGATCTATGTCACATGTTTTACAGGACACTGTAAAGCAACTGTTCAATTTGATATGGTTCTGTAAGAAAGTTCAGATTCCTTTTAAGGTTTATGCTTTCACTAATGAGTGGAATCATGATACTGAGTATTACTTTGATTACGATCAGGACGGGCCTCCAGTTAAGAGGACTCCTTTACCTGTTCATCATGAACAAGCTGATGGACGTATAATAGTTGATAGTCAATTCTCAATGGTAGAGTTTCTTTCTAGTGATTGTAAGAAAGGAGATTTGGAAAATCAAATGCTTAATCTCTGGAGACTCTCTTCTTCATTGACTTCTCAAAGAAGAAACAATTGGGATTGCCAGGTTTATTACCAGTATCCTCGTAGATTATCTCTATCAGGAACACCACTTAATGAGGCATTAGTTTCATTGAATCAAATCATTCCACTGTTCCAGAAGAAATTTAATGTTCAGAAGATACAGTGTATTACTTTGACAGATGGTGAAGCACATCCTTTGAGATTTAGTAAGTGGATACCTGCTCGTTATGAGGGTGGTGAGTCTTACTTGGGTCAGAGATCAACTATGAATGGTTATTCTTATATTCGTGATAAGTCAAATGGAAAGACTTATTTCTGTAAGTCAGAATACCATGAATTGACTGGTGCTTTATTGAATCAACTTAGAGGAAAATTCCCTAATGTTAATTTCATTGGTATAAGAGTGATGGAGAATAGGGATGCTTCTAATTTCATTCGTAAGTATCTTAACTGGGACTTTGAAAAGGTTCAGAACATTCAATCTGGTTGGAAGAAAAACAAATCTTTATGTTTGACTGATGTTGGTTATCATGCTTACTTTGGATTGTCATCAAGTAATCTTAATAACGATACTGAGTTTGAAGTTAAAGAGGATGCTACCAAAGCACAGATTAAATCTGCCTTCACCAAGTCTCTTAGGAGTAAGAAGATGAATAAGAAAGTACTAGGTGAGTTTATGTCATACATTGCATAGACACTTTAATAAGTGGCACACACCCCCTTACATAGGGGGTTTTTTATTGATATAATGTATACATACAACAGAATAAACAATGCCTTTTGAAGCTAAAGTGAATCCCGAATCCCTCCTCAATTCTCTCAGAGATCTATATGGAGATAAAATCACATCTGCACATGTGAAAGCCTGGTGTGCTCAGAATGATATAGGGTATCAGACTGTAACCAAGTACCTTAAGAACTTCAAGACTGGTGTTGGTAAATGGAACCTAACTATTGCAGAGAAACTTGAAAAGACTTACAAAGCGCCTGCCGCCTTACCTAAAGAAGAACAAAATCTTGTTCCTGATATTGATCCTAATTTTGTAAAGTTTGGTAATTTCAACGATGTTAAAAAGATTATTTCTTCTAAGTTGTTTTACCCTACTTTCATTACAGGTCTTTCTGGCAATGGAAAAACTTTTGGAGTGGAACAAGCTTGCGCTCAATTAAAACGTGAGGTTGTTCGTGTAAACATTACTATTGAAACAGATGAAGATGATCTTATTGGCGGTTTCCGTCTTGTTGATGGTTCCACAGTCTGGCATAACGGCCCAGTCATCGAAGCCCTCCAGCGAGGAGCTGTCTTGCTCCTTGACGAGATCGACCTTGCCAGTAATAAAATTCTCTGTCTCCAGTCGATACTTGAAGGAAATGGTGTATTCCTCAAAAAAATCGGAAGATTTGTTAGACCAACAAAAGGATTCAACGTCATTGCAACTGCTAACACTAAAGGTAAAGGATCCGAAGACGGGAGATTTATTGGAACTAACGTGCTCAACGAAGCCTTCCTAGAGAGATTCCCTGTAACCTTTGAACAGTCCTATCCAAATCCAAAAACAGAAGAGAAGATATTAAACCTTTTGTGTGAAGATGCTGGTTTCTGTAAGAAATTAGTTGACTGGGGTGATATAATAAGAAAGACATTCTATGATGGTGGTGTAGAAGAAGTTATTAGTACACGCCGTCTTGTCCATATCGTAAAGGCATATGCTATCTGGAAGAATAAAGAGAAAGCAATTCAAGTTTGTGTGAATCGTTTTGATGATGAAACCAAACAGGCCTTTCTTGATTTGTATGACAAGGTAGATGCTGATGTAAACTTCGGAGGAGAAAATGGAGAATCTATGGAAGAACTACAAGTCCCTTCTGTTTGAGACCTTTCCTGATCTAGCCCATGACTCAACATGGGCAGAGTGGGAATCTAAAGGAACCAGTTTAAAGGCAGATATCTTTAAGAATGATTGGTTCATTAAGTCTAGAGCAGTAGATATCTGGAGTAAGAGATCCAATATCTATAACAACATCATCTATCCTAAGACTGGAAGTAACCTTCCCTGTTTTGGTATGGATCTTATGGGATTCACTGATAAGAAGGTCATTATTGTTTTTGACTTTCAACACCCTACAGAGAATTTTTTATTTGGTGTTGAGGGGTTACCTAAAGGAAGAGGAGATTATAGGTTCTTTGAACCAGGCAATCATTTCTCAGAAAATATCTACATTCAATATTGTAAGGCAGATGAAGTTGATGAGCATTTAGATATGTTCAAAAAATACTTGACAGTCTACAAAAATAT